AAAATTCGCGGACGTGTGATTTGCAATTCGATCAAAATGGATGGTTAGTTCAAGCACTTGAGGTCGACTATCTCACCAAATCGATGCCCAGAGAAGGATATCCAATCAAGTACATTATTCTACACGGGACCGCTGGGGGAACATCGGCAGAGGAGATAGCCAACTACTTTGCAAATAGCGATGCGCAAGCCAGTGCTCACATTGTGATAGGCACCAATGGTGAGATTGTGCAGGGAATTCCTTTATCCCTAGCAGCATGGGGAAACGGGCCTATCAGCGGTGCCCCTGCAAATCTCGGTTTTCGTACGGCGGGCGACGGCGTGCATCGGGACCCGTGGTGGGACCCTAACATCAACCCGAACTTTCTAACCGTCTCAATTGAGCACTGCAAGCCTCATGATGACAATTCAGATGAGATCACACCTGCTCAGCAAGATGCGTCATTCAAGCTTGTAAAAGCCATCTGTGACACGTACGGAGTGCCAAAGCGATTTGCGGATGCTAGCGGCGGCTTGACTGGGCACTTTTCAATGGATCCCGTGTCACGTTCTAGGTGCCCAGGGCCTTACCCTTGGGATGCATTATTCGCTTTCTTAGGAGGAAACAGCATGAACATTCCACAAGGTTGGGCAGATGATGGAACAACACTTACAGCCCCAAATGGGCATAAGGTAGTAGCGGGCTTCAGAGGCTGGATCTTAACTCAAAGTTGGGATGCTCAAAACGTGCCACTTGAGGAAGAGCATACCGTCAGCCTTGTTGAGGAGTATTATCCGTCAAGTCCTGGTGCAAGACAGCTCTTCAACTATGGTGAGCTTGGCTGGACACAGGCGCGCGGCGTCTTTCCGGTCGGCATAGGCAACGAACTGCTTGGATGTCGTAAAGAGCGTGACAGCCTCAAGTCTCAAATCGCGGCTTTGCAGGCTCTGCCTAGCGTCGCTAACTTGCTACAAATCAATGCTCTTGCATCTCAGATCGTGCAAAAGTCCAAAGTACAGTAAGGACTAAAATATGTATGCCGGACCAGAATGGAAGAGATCCCCGTGTGGACAAGCATGATGCTTTACTCGATAAATTAGTCGAACAGCAAATAAGGCTTGAAGAGATGTTAAAAGTACAAATTCGGCGTGCTGATGCTCAAGAAGAAACACTAAAAAGAAAGAGTGAAAATGATGTTACGAAGGAACTTGAGCTAGCAAAGACGCTAGCAACGATGGGTCAATCCATGACCATAATCAAATGGGCTGCAGGGCTCATAGCTGGCACGCTCATCCTAGACGTTCTGCAACATATTCTGCCAAAGTGAGGAGGTGATTATGCTTAACGTTTCATATATAGATATCATGCAGATAATATTCTGCTTGGCAGGTATTATCATACCGCAATTTTCTAATAAAAAGAAATATGCAGGTGCAATAACGATTGCATGCATGTTCATCGTTTCGTTCTTTGGTGCGTGGATCACACATGCTTTTGCACCCGAACAAGCATTCAGCACCATTAATGCACGTCTATTCTCACTTATCGGAATATCACATATTGTTTTTATTTCAGTGCAATCATCCATGTACTGGAAGCTCATATTTGAGCGAGTTGGTTTTTACAAGAAAGAAGAGGAATAACCATGAAAGATCCGCATACCGTTTTGTTTGCCATTGTCACGATTGCATTTCTCGTCTTAGCAGGCGTCTTGGTTGTCCTTACAAACGATCCTGCTATGCACACGTTGGCAGTTGCGATTATTACAGGCATCCTAGGACTATGGGTGCCTAGTCCTGTACAGATCAAAAATGGAGGAAAGTAAATGGCAAAACATTCATACGGTTGGAAAAGGGACTTACCTGAATTTGAAGATCATCTCTACTCAGCACCGATTGAGTACTTGCAAGCTTTGCCACCTAGTGTAGATTTACGTTTGAATTGTCCGCCTGTGTACGACCAAGGTGATTTAGGTAGTTGTACTGCGAATGCTATTGCAGCTTCTATTGAGTTTGACAGGAAGAAGCAGAGCTTGCCTGATTTTGTGCCGTCTCGACTTTTCATTTACTATAATGAGAGAGACATGGAAGGCACAGTAGGCAGTGATAGCGGCGCGATGATACGCGATGGCATAAAAAGCGTTAACAAGCTCGGTGTCTGTCCTGAGCAGGAATGGCCGTATGACATCTCGCAATTCACCGTCAAGCCGTCTGCTAAATGCTATGCCGATGCACTCAAGGACAAGGCACTTTCCTACCAGCGTGTGGCTAGGTCTCTTGATCAGATGAAAGCGTGTCTGGCATCGGGAAACGTCTTTGTCTATGGTTTTACCGTTTATGAGTCATTTGAAAGTCAGCAAGTAGCACAAACGGGAATAGTGCCGATGCCACACCGAGGAGAGCAGGTATTAGGAGGCCACGCCGTCATGGCTTGCGGTTATGACACAACAAAAGGCGTATTTCATGTACGCAATAGCTGGGGTTCTGCTTGGGGCCAGCAAGGGTACTTTGACATGCCTTTTGAGTATCTGCTCAACAAAGGCCTGTCTAGCGACTTCTGGGTGATCAAGACAGTAGGATAACAATAAGAGGGACGGCGTTCTTGCTCGTCCCTCTTGCCTATTCGCTTCAAGTTACCCTTTGACCCTTACGTTGATCTGTACAGATGAGCTTCCACCGGCGTCTTGTACCGATCCATCATCTCCAATTTTTACGGGATAGGGGAATGCTAGCGCGTCTGACTCAGAATACACAGGCTCTATTTCAGATCCTCCACCTGGAAGAGTCCTGATACAAAGTACCCATGTTGCATTTGTTGTTCCTGTGTACAAACCGTTAGGTTCAGATTGTGGAATAGCTACACCAGTTCCTACCCAGTTTTCTGGATTCGTTAATTGAGTTGTATATGGGATTGGGTACCCTTTGCTAGGGCAGATAAAGACAGGTTTACCCATGCTGTATATCACTGTCCAGGTGTTGACGACTTTCATTCGAGCGTCATAGATCTGCTGAAGTTCGTCACGTTCTGGAGAATAATCATATTTGTGAAGTGGCTGATTTTGAGCATATGTCGATTGTTGGCTATTGACTTGATTAGACTCCGAACTTGTTTGTGATTCATCGCACGATGCAGCAGTCAACACTAAAAACACTAACAAGAAACATGGGACAAGAACAAAAAACTTTTTCATGATTAGAACCTTTCTAACGGGCAGGAAACTGACTAAAGAAACTTTGCAGTTCTGGCATGTCTGTAATAATTTGAGGACGTGAGCACTGAGAAGTATCAAGCGCATTGTAGATATCATCTGCATTACCCTGCTCTTGCGCCTGAAGCTGTGTCTTAAGATTTTGATCTTGTGTCGCAGCTATCTCAACATTATTATTTCTGATAGCGCTCAGGTCATTCTCAATACGTACTTTTTGCGTATTGAGATATTGCACGCTACATGTCATCACGTGTCTTTCACTATTTTCCAGCGGCACTGCAAGATGATAGTTATACCAGACAGCAAATCCAGTACCTCCTACAATGAATAATACTACAAGTACAAGTGATAACGCCCAACTAGCGCTAATACCTAAAAATGACTCTTTCATACTTTCTCCTTTCAACTATACAAACGAACATCACAACATGCTATCAAATACATAGCCGAGATGGGCTGCTGTGAGGGCTACTCATCCACTGCTGTCAGAGGCACGGTTCGTTTATCCGTATCGTGCGGGTTGTGCAAGACGAGCGGACGGTGTTGAGGACGAAATTGTGACCATCGCAGGAAGTGATGTGACCATTTCTGCAATTCACGTTCTTGACTTATCCGTGTGCAGAGTGGACAAAGTGGAGTAAAAGCGTCGTCGCACGCGACGCATATATGAGCACCACAGCCAAGACAAAAGTCTTCTGTCATGCGCATGCAGTACATACATGGAAGGCATCCAAGGAACGTAGACATCAATTTGGGTGCCTTTTCTTCTTGTTATAGTGGTAAATGAAGATAGATGTATATGTCATTGTAACTATTCCTATTGTGCATAAAGACAGAATAGTTAGCAATGCTGTGCCTACTATCGGATACATCATCAAAGTATCCATTCGTCATTTTTCGCTTTCTTGCCGCCATATATCACCACATCGTCTTTCGCATGTCCATCTGCGCAGACGATAGGAATTGATGCATCTTGATAGCTATACTTCCAATGTTTTAAAAAGCTACCTAGTGCTATGTAACGCAAGGTGGATAATATAATGATTGTGGGACCTGTATTCATCTCTTCTAGCATACTCACAGCTTTATCAATCAAGTCCCACGTCAACATATGCGCGTCAGTGAGCGCGACATGCGGCGCACTGAGAGCCTCATCAGAGCCTTCCAATTCTTGGGCTGTGTCTTCGGCAGGATTAAGAACTGTAGAGGCACTCACGAGCTGCTCAGCGCGTTCTGGAGTCATCTGGTTGTTGGCTGAGATGTCTTTCTTGATTGCAGACGTGTAGGGCTCACTGCCTGGCATGGCTTTCATATAGGTTGTCGGCATCTCCCAAGCCGGAATGTTTCTTTCTTTCTTTCTCTCTTCTTCTGCTTTTATCTTCTGTATTGCACCTGTCACAGGTAATCCTCCTGTCTTTTTGCGGTACTCACGTATGTAATGTCCTGGTCTACAGTAGTCGTTATAGGCTATTTGCTCGTGCATTTGCTGCATTTTGATGATCCTTTCTCGTTGTATGCCTGTACATCATGTTGTCATACTAAGTACTCGCTTGAAAATTGCCTGTCCGCTGTGAACAGGCAAAAATAACTAGGTGGTGATTTGACTCTCAAGCAGATTGTCCAGTGTTTCGCGCTTGATACGATATGATTCGCGCTTGCCAGTATGAGGCAAAGAGATGCACTTGAGTGCACCTTGCTTGAGCCAGCGGCGGACGGTTGTCGAATCGACGCGCAGGATTGCCGCTACCTCCGAAACTGTTAATAAATCAGCCATTGTATCTAACTCTCTCCTTTCAACGAATGCATGTATTCGCACATACTACTATACAAAAGAAACATTGTCAACAGGACGTCTCGCCAGTCAGTCATTCTTTCTCTCTTTCATCCACTTGGTTACACGTTCTTGGTCATCGTCTCTAACCACCTCAATCATAGCTTCTGCAATCATTCCAGGCGATGCACCAAGAGCTATAGAAGCTTCTAGCACGCTCTTTCTTGTTGATTCAGCGTTACCTCCTCTCGCTTCAATTATGTTAAGTAACTCTTGCAATTTACTCATTCGTTCTTTCCCTCTTCCAATTCTATCAATCTATCAATATACCATCTTGCCTTTTTCAAGTCTTCTAGGCCGTTCTTGTGCTGATACCGTGAAACATACTTGACGACGTTGGCAGCATGGAAACCTAGCTCATTTGCTTCGATGTAGGCAATTGGCTCGATTGCACACTTTTTGTAGTGATCGCTACTCGGTGCCTCTTTACTCATACCTCTATTTCCTCTCTTTCCGGTATCTCTTCGTCAAGAGTAGCCGTCGTCCATAAACCTTTTTCATTCAGCGAAAGACCGCTTTCTTTCATTTCTTCTATTGTCAAACATCTTCTTTCATGCTTTGTGTATCGTGTTACACCGTTGCTAGATGCAACACCTAAACCATATGAACCTACCCTATGCTTCTTAAATACGCCTTCGCCGTTAAAAATACATCCGCACTCGCGGCACTCCATCCCTATTCGACGGGTTGCCATGGTGTTTTTCCTTTCCAATAGTAGAACATTTGTCACATGCTCTAGAAACG